ATGATGAAGATCAGCGTCACCGCGCAGCAAATCCCGAGCCTGCTGGACGAGGCGTCCGCAGGCGTGAGCGTCCTGTCGCTCGACTGTTTCGATACCTTGCTCTGGCGCAACGTCCAGGCGCCGTCCGACGTCTTCGCCGAACTGGGCCTGGAGGGCGGGGCGATCGATCCGCGCGTGCTGGCGGAACGCCAGGCGCGCAGGGGGCAGGCGCTGCTCACCGGGCGCAACGAGGTCTCGATCGAGGCGATCCACGCGCGACTGGTGCCGGGCGGCGATCCGGCGGCGATCGCCGCATCGGTCCAGGCCGAGATCGACGCCGAGGCGCGGCACTGCTTCGGCTTCGCGCCGGTGGTCGCGCTGATCCGCGCGGCCAAGGCCCGAGGGCTGACGGTTGTCGTCGTCAGCGACACCTATTTCAGCGCCGCGCAGCTTCGGATGCTGATCGAACGCGCGGCGGGGGCCGAGGTCGCGGCAGCGATCGACCGGGTCTTCACCTCCTCCGACCATGGCATGAGCAAGCCCGAAGGGCTGTTCGCGCCGGTGATCGCCGCGCTGGGCGTCGCGCCCGGGGCGGTGCTGCACCTCGGCGACAATATCCATGCAGACCAGGAGGCCCCGGCCGCCCTCGGCATCGCCACCGCGCATTTCGTCCAGTTCGACGCCCGCACAGAGACGCGGCTGCGCCATGAGGCGCTGGCGGCGGTGATGCTCGATCCGGCGACGCGGCAGACGGTCCCGGCGTTGCAGCCGCACCGTCCGTTGCTGTCGCTGCGCGTCGGACAGGAACCCGATTTCGTACTGGGCCACGACGTGATCGGGCCGCTGCTGCACGGCTTCGCGCAATGGGTGCGCGATGAGGCCGAGGTGCTCGCCCGCAGCCAGGAGCGCCCGGTCCGGACGCTGTTCCTGATGCGCGACGGCTATCTGCCGATGAAGATGTTCGAGACGCTCGACGCCGACATGCCGGTCGCCGACATCTCGATCAGCCGGCTGGCGGCGGGGAGGGCCGGGCTGGTCGACGAGGCGGCGGTGCGGGCGATGATCGAGCGCGATGCCGGCAAGCATCGCTTCGACGTGCTGGCCGGCTTGCTGCTGCTGGAGCCGCAGGAGGCGCGCGCGCTGGTGGGGCCGAAGGGCGATGTGGCCGACCTGGAGCGGGCGGCCTGCACGAGCGAGGTCGCGGCGAAGATCGTCCGCCGATCGGCGCGCAACGCCGAGCGGCTGATCGCGCATGTCCGCCGCGCCGGCGTGCAGAACGGCGACCTGCTGATGATCGTCGACCTGGGCTATCATGGCAGCGTGCAGGACCGGATCGCGCCGGTGCTGAAGGCACGGATGAACGTCGAGACCGCCGGGCGCTACATGCTGCTGCGCGAGAACAGGGTGAGCGGGCTCGACAAGAAGGGCTGGTTCGACAAGCGCCATCATGGGCGCGAGACGCTGGCGGCACTGGGATCGTCGATCGCGGTGATCGAGCAGATCTGCACCCAGCCCAAGGGATCGGTGGTCGACTATCATCCCAACGGCAAGCCCATCCACGAGAAGCCGGGCGAGAAAGGCGCGCAGAGCGCCACGCGCGACCGCATCCAGGCCGGGGCGATCGCCTATGGCCGGGCGGCGACGGCGGCGGGCCGGACGGCCGCGTCCGACGATGGCGAGTGCCGGCGGCGGATGGCGGCGGCGGTGCTGGCACGGCTGATGTACCTGCCGTCGGCCGAGGAAGTGGCCGTGATCGGCGACTTCACCCATGACGCCAATATGGGATCGTCGAGCCATATGCGGATGCTCGACGGATCGCGGGCGACACGCGGGCTGCGGCGGCGCGGGCTCCATTATGTGCAGAGCACGGCGCGGATGTTCCTGCCCGGCGAGTTGCAGGACCAGGGGCTGGCGCTCAACCTGGCGCTGTTCGGGATCGTGCGCAGCGGGCTCGACGTGCGCGAAAGCGATTTCCAGGCGGGCGGGATGCCGGTGCCGGTCATCCTGGCCAATGCCCGCGAGGATTGCCTGGTCGAGATCGACGCCTATCCGACCCATGACGGCTATTGCCGCCTGACCGTGCCGGCGCGCGGCGACCTGACCGTCGCGGTGCTGCTCGGCGGCCTGTACGAGGCGGTGCAGATCGAGGACGTCAGCTTCCAGCCGATCGACCCGATCGGCGCCGAACCCGGCCCCAGCGACCGGCCCGACATCGATGCGCCCCATGTCCGCGAAGGGCTGGAGCCGATCGCGGGCGATCTGTTTCGCTGCACGCCGAATGCGGCGCTATTGATCCCGCCGCTGCCGGCGGCTGGGGAGGGCGACTACAAGCTGTGCGTCGCCTTCCGGCCGGTGGTGCGCCGCGATGCCGCCAGCGAGGCGCGCCAGGCGGCGTGATCGTCTGTCTGGAAAATGCGGTTCCACCGCATTTTGCGGCACCGGCCCGCTCCCCCACCCGACCTCCCACTCAGTGTATCCTTGATGGGAGGTCGGGTGGGGGAGCGGGCCGGTGCCGCTTCGAAATGCGCCCTTCCGCGCATTTCCAAATGCATATGTTCCATTTTTGTTCTTGACATTCCCGTAAAAGGGCGATAGACGGAAATCCAGAGTGGGAGAGCTGCGCGGCGGCCTCTCACTCTTTGCATTTCAGGACCTTCCCGTTCCGGAGCGACCGGACGCGCGTGGCGAACCAGCCCGCGCGGCGAGATGTCGCGTCCATCCCTTTCGTCCTTACGGAGTGACATCATGACTGTTGAGATCAGCTATTATGCGCGTGTGGCGACCGGTGGCCTGCCGGTCGCGGCCGATCCGGGCCAGGACGGCACCGCGGCCAAGGCGCAGAGCGTGTCGATTACCGCGACGCCGGTACTGAGCGGAGCGACGCCCGACGGGCAGGCGGCGATGAGCCTGATCGCGACCGAGCCCTTTCGTTTCGAGTACAGCCCGTCGGGCGGCGTCGCGGCGGTCGCCACGTCGAACTTCGTGCCCGCCGGCGAAAGGTTGTGGCTGGCCCCGCGCGCAGGCCACAGGTTCAGCCTGCGCATCGCCTGATGCCGGCGCGGCGCGATGCGCGGGGGAGGTTCGTGGCGAAACCGGGCGCGCCCGCCGATGCGGCGACGATAGCGGAGCAGGACGCGGCCGGGCCCAGTGACGATTTCCTGGCCGAATTGCAGGCGAGCTGGGCCCGGCACGGGGCCGCCACGATCGAGCAGGTGCGGAACGAGCGGCCGCACGATTATCTCCGCCTGATGGCGTCGAGCCTGGCGAAACGCGCCGAGGGCAAGAGCGACGCGATCGAGGCCCTCTCCGACGACGAGATCGCCGATGAGCTCCGACATATCCTTGGGCGGCTTGCAGCGGCGGGCGCTGGGCCTGGCCCGTGAACTGGCGCGGCGGCGCGGGCGCGACCGGCTGTCCGCCTATCGTCCCTATGCCAAGCAGCGCGAATTCCACGATGCGGGCGCCGAGCATCGCGAACGGCTGTTCATGGCGGGCAACCAGCTCGGCAAGACCGTGGCGGGATCGTTCGAGATCGCCATGCATCTGACCGGCCGTTATCCCGGCTGGTGGCGGGGGCGGCGCTTCGATGCGCCCGGCCGCTACTGGGTGGCGGGCGAGACGCGGATCTCGACCCGCGACACGGTGCAGAAGCTGCTGCTCGGCGACCCCGAACGCCCGGAGGCCTGGGGCACCGGCGCGATCCCCGGCGCGGCGATCCGCACGACCCACCGCGCATCGGGCGTGGCCAATGCGATCGACACGCTGACCGTCGCGCATGTGGCGGGCGGCGCCTCGACCCTGTTGTTCAAGGCCTATGAGCAGGGACGGGCCAAATGGCAGGGCGACACGCTGAACGGCATCTGGTTCGACGAGGAGCCGCCGCTCGACATCTATGTCGAGGGCCTGACCCGCACCAACGCGACCGGGGGCTTCGCGATGCTGACCTTCACCCCGCTGAAGGGGATGAGCGAGGTGGTGCGGATGTTCCTGGAGGAAGCCTGAGGCGCAGGGACATCGGCGTTCCACGGGGACGGAATTTCACGGAATCCATTGAGATAAGGAGAGTGCGATGACGCGGTTTTTCTCGCCGGAGGACCTCGAACGCTGGGGAATGGCGGAGGGCGATCGAAACTCCGTTTCGTCACTGAAGTGGCTGGTTCGGGAATCGGGATCGTCGAAAGCCGACCAGCAGGCCATTGCGCAATGGGAGGCGGAGTTTCGAAAGCAGCGCGGCCTGGGGCCCGATGATCCGGTGCCGGTTACGCTCCCCAGGATGGTGTTGGAGGCGGATCATGCCAGGAAGCTGGAGGCTCAGCGGGAAACAGAGCGGGGGTTTTTGCCACGAGGAACGCAAACGCCCCAACAGAAGGGCACATCAAAAATCGGAATGGTTGCGATAGTTCTGCCAATTCCCGGTTGGACGCAGGATCAAATAGACAAGGCATTAGACAAGACCGTTGAACGTAATAATTTTCGGAAGAAGGATTTTTTCAGTATTCCAGCCATCGAGAATCGCGTTGAACTGTTTTCGAGAAGTCGTCCCGGGGCACGAAACGACGTCAAGGCGAAAATTAAGGGAGCAGAAGCCTCGGGTAATTTCCTTTTTGGTGCGGAGGCTGCCGCTGCTGGCCTTACTGAAACCGAAGCGTTGCTTTGGGCGAGGGGCGCCCAGATATATCAAGATGTAAAAGCCAAGAAATGGCCAAGCGGACGTGACAATCCGGGCGATGCCGATCGCATACGGGATGGATATCGCTATTTTCATCAGCGCTATCGGGCTTCCGACAGATGATAAACAGATTGCCATTGGGAACAAATTAGGTACATTGTGCTTTCGTCGATGGGAGGCGCTTCTTGAAATACGCGGCTATCGGGTTGGTTATCGCTGTCGCCCTGCTAGGGGGAATGGTCTGGCTGTTTACCCGATCCACGGTTGTCGAAGAGAAGCGCATTATCCTCAGTGGCGGTGTGATCCTGTCCTATCGCGTCATCAGCGAAGGGGGCGCACTTGGACAGACGCGGTATGAGGTTTTCGCGGAACAACAAGGCAAGCGCGTCAGGATTTTCGAAGGGCTCAACGGAGCGCGCTTCCGGATCAGTCATCCCGATCCCGGCCTGATCCTGATCCGGTTCTGCGATGGCCGGGTCGATTATATCGCTCCGGTCCCCGTCGCGGCGAACCGCCCGCCCATCCTCGTCCAATCCGATCTTCATTGCGTGAAGGCGCAGTAAGGCGATGCGCGGTTTCTGGGCGGTGATCCTGTTCGTGCTGGCCGTGCCGCTGATCTTTCCCGGCACCTTCATCTGGCCTCTCGCCCTGCTGTCGCTGATCATGCTGTCGGGCGCGATTGCCATCGTGCTGTCGATCCCCGGCGATGAGCGCCGACCGGTCGCCACTATCTTCGCCTGGACGTGCGGTTTCCTGATGCTGGCCGATGTCGCGGCGCTCGCGTTCTGGGGCATATTCTATATTCGCGGTTGATGAGAGGGACGGATGGACAATGACATGATCGCGGCCAGAAGCGCGTTTAGTCTGTTCCTTTTGCTACTATTTCTTGGCATCTTTATTATCGGCGGTGGGATGTTCGCAAATCTGCATGCCATCGTCAGAGCGATCCTGGGCGGAGCGCTCATTTTCGGCGCATTCGCGTTCGGCCGTTGGAATATTCGCCGGATTTAAATTGGTTCGCTTCCAAGACCAAGGTCATCATTCTGGCGGTGGGTGTGCAACGTCCCTGGACGTGGGCCCTGAATGCGCACCGAGAAGGCCGAAATCACAAGCTTGTCTACCTGTGGGAGACGCCCATGACCCGTCACGTCACCCGCATGACGATCGACGATGCCGAGCATTACAGCCCGGCCGAGCGCGCGGCGATCGTCGCATCCTATCCGGCGCATGAGCGCAAGGCCCGGGCCGAGGGGATTCCGATGCTGGGATCGGGGCGGGTGTTCCCGGTCGACGAGGACGTGATCAAGATACGCGCCTTCGAGGTGCCGGCGGGCTGGACGCAGATCGGGGGCATCGACTTCGGCTGGGACCATCCGACGGCGGCGGTGCGGCTCGCCTGGGACCGCGACGCCGACTGCATCTATGTGACCGCGAGCTATGGCGTGCGCGAGGCGACACCGATCCTGCACGCCGCCGCGCTCAAGCCGTGGGGGAACTGGCTCCCTTGGGCCTGGCCGCATGACGGGTTGCAGCACGACAAGGGATCGGGCGCGGCGCTGGCGCAGCAATATCGCGACCAGGGCCTGTCGCTGCTGCCCGAGAAGGCGAGCTTCGAGGAGGGCGGCAACGGCGTGGAGGCGGGCATCGCCGAGATGCTCGACCGGATGCTGTCGGGCCGATGGAAGGTGTTCGACCATCTCGAGGACTGGTTCGCCGAGTTCCGCCTTTACCACCGCAAGGACGGATCGGTCGTGAAGACCAACGACGACCGCCTGTCGGCGTCCCGCTACGCGATGATGATGAAGCGGTTCGCGGTGACGGCGCCGGCGGCGCGCGAGGTGAACGCGCCGTCTTTTGGGACGGGAAGCTGGATGGGGTGAGGCGCTCCTGTCATTCCCCAAGGTTCCAATCTGACGCTTAGAGATAGCTTCTGCGCTCATCCATTCGACGGTTTTCGACCGTCGGCGTCGCCGATGCGGGCCAGGCTCCGCGCCTATCGAGACATTATCAACCGACGCTGCATGAGAGCGAGGGGCATGGACCATGGCCCGTGCCGTAAGGCGTGCGGCCATATTCCAACAAAGGATATTTGATGGCGGGAATCGAAGAAAGCCCCGAAGACGAATATCGTCGGCTCAAAGGCTATGCGCCTGATCACCCGGTGCCGATCAGCTTGGATAGTCCTACGGTTCCCGAGGACTACGCTCGAAATCTCGATTTGCAGCGTTACATGGGGTTGGATGCCAATTCGAAACCGACCCGGCCGAGCGCAGGTGTCGGTCAGCCTATCGTCCCTTCGACGGACAGCAATGGGCGGTTCAACACCGAGCTACAATCCCGGTTCGATGCGGGGGCTTCGATCGATGAGTTGCGCCGGTTGGCGGCGGCGCAGGGGCGCGAAATGCACGGGCTCGAGACCGCCGTGAACTATCGCGATCGCGGCGGTAAGGGCGCTCGTTTCGTTTCGCAGGCAGCACCCTCCGCGGAGGAGGTGCCTGGCATGTCGATGATCGACGCTGCCCGCCAAGGGATCGGCGTCGTGCAATCCGGTCTCGACGCGGCAACATTGGGCACAGCCGTCACCGGCATCGGAGGGCCCGTTGCCGGAGTTCTTACGTTGGCCAATGACGCAGATGCTTATTTCAATGGCAATAGCGATCCCTTCAAGGCGCAACTGGCCGCATTGCCTGTCAGGTTTCTACCGGCTGGCAGACTTATACAAAAAGGTATGATCGAAGCCCGTGGAGCGACCGGTATCCTGCGCGATGCGGGAGGCCGTTTCCGTCCATCTTACCTGAAGCACGATGTCGTCGGGAAGGCGGCTCAACAGGGTGCGGAAGCTGCCAGTGACAGCCTTGCAGAACGCATCTTTTTCAGAGATGATCAATCACGATGATCATGGCATTGGCCTTATTCACAGCCTCTTGGCTGATCGCCTTCAGTAATTATCGCCATCTCGAGATTTTCGTGGCCGCGCGCGCCAGGCGGTCGGGTATTCGACGAGACGTCAGAAAGGAGTTTTGGAGAGACCGTCAAATGTTCAAGGCCAACGCGATTTTCGCATTGAGCACCTATCCAGGCTTGCTGGGAATAGTGTGGCATTCCGAAATCGGAAACGCACAATATGTTCTATATGCAATAAGCGTGATTTTGGTTCTGGCGGCCACATTCCATCAAATGCGCGTGCTGCTCGCCATATTCGAAAGATATACGATCCGCCCCTCTCGGTAGATCGCAGTCGGACGAAATAACCGGTCGGAATCATTGGATGCCGGTGCCCTCTCCGATACTCTAGCCAAGACTCCCTTTCGTGCGTGTCTCGGCAGCGATACAGGACGACACGCCCGATATCTCGGGGCGGAACGGACTCGTCCCGACAATCATCCGGCGGCCCGATCCGGCCGCGTCGCATCGACGCCTCGCATGACGAGGCGGTTCAAGACCATCTTCCCATCGGAGAAACATAGTGGACGATATCGTACGCGAGGCGATCGACGCCTTCGCGGCCGCGGAGGCGCATGAGAGCGACAATCGCGCGGCGGCGCTCGACGACCTGCGCTTCGCGCGGCTGGGCGGGGCCTGGCAATGGCCCGACACGGTCCGGCGGCAGCGCGAGGCGGAGGGGCGGCCGTGCCTGACCATCAACAAGATGCCGGCCTTCATCCGCCAGGTCGTCAACGACAGCCGGCAGAACAAGCCGGCGATCTCGGTCCATCCGGTCGAGCGCGGCGACATGAAGACGGCCGAGGTGATGAGCGGCCTGATCCGCAACATCGAGACGATGTCCAACGCCGACATCGCCTATGACACGGCGGTCGACTGCTCGGCGACGATGGGCATCGGCTATATCCGCGTCAACCTGGACTGGGCGGCCGACGACGGCTTCGACAAGGACATCGTCATCCGGCCGGTGCCGAACCCGTTCGCCGTCTATGGCGACCCCTTTTCGCAGGCGGCCGACAGCTCGGACTGGATGACGGCCTTCATCGTCGAGCAGATGAGCGAGGCCCAGTTCGCCCGGCGCTTTCCCGGCGCGGACCCGATCGACTTCGCCAGCGCGGCGTGGAGCGGCACTGGCGGCTGGGCGGACGGGCAGGAGAAGAGCGTCCGCGTCGCCGAATATTGGAAGCGCGAGGAGGTGGTGCGCCAGCTCGTCCAATATGCGCCGGCGGGCGGGGGCGGGGTGGCGATCGCCCATGTCGACGAACTGCCGCGGCTGAAGGCGATGCTGGGGCCGATCGAGGTGATCGGCCAGCCCCGGCCGGTCAAGTCGTTCAAGGTGACGCAGCATGTGGTGAACGCGGTCGAGCGCCTGTCGAGCGAGGACTGGGCGGGGCGCTACATCCCGATCGTGCCGGTCTATGGCGAGGAGGTGAACGTCGAGGGGCGGCGGCACTTCCGGTCGCTGATCCGCGACGCGCGCGATCCACAGCAGATGTTCAACTATTGGCGGACGATGGCGACCGAGCTGGTCGCGCTGGCTCCCAAGGCGCCGTGGGTGGGGCGCAAGGGCGCCTTCGCCTCCGATCCGCGCTGGACCACGGCGAACAACGCGACGCACGCCTTCCTGGAATATGACGGGCCCGAGCCGCCGATGCGCCAGCCCTTCGCGGGGGTGCCGGCGGGCGAGCTGCAGGCGGCGATGAACGCGGCCGACGACATGAAGGCGGTGATGGGCCTGTACGACGCCTCGCTCGGCGCGCGATCGAACGAGACGAGCGGGCGGGCGATCCTGGCGCGGCAGCGCGAGGGGGATACGTCGACCTTCCACTTCATCGACAATCTCAACCGCGCGATCCGCCATACCGGCCGCATCCTGATCGACCTGATCCCCAAGGTGTACAACAGCGACCGGATGATCCGGGTGCTGGGCCAGGACGGCAAGGCCGATCTGGTGCGGATCACCGACCCGCAGGGCGTGCCCGATCCGGCCGCCGACATCTACAACCTGACGATCGGCAAATATGACCTGACGGTGAAATCGGGCCCGTCCTATTCGACCCAGCGCGAGGAGGCGGCGACGATGCTGACCGAGCTCGTTCGCGCCAATCCGGCCAGCGTTGGGATATTGGGCGACCTGATCGTGGAGAATCTGGACCTGCCCGGCGGCGACAAGGTGGTGAAGCGGCTCCAGGCCGTGCTGCCCGAGCCGGTCCGCCAGGCAGAGCAGGGCGCGAACCCCGAGGCGCAGGCGGCGCAGCACCAGGCGCAGCAGCTTGCCCAAGCGCTCCAGCAGCTCGGCGCGCAGCTCCAGGCGGCGCAGGCCGACAAGGGGCGCGACGACCGCAAGCTCGACATCGACGCCTATAAGGCGGTGACGGACAGGCTCGCCTCGGTCGCGACGATGGTCACGCCCGACATGGTGCGGGTGATGGTGATCGAGACGTTGCAGGACGCCCAGCAGACGGCGGCGCGGGTGCCGGAGGCGGCGGTGGGGCCGGTGGAGGGACCGGTGGCGCCGGGGGTGGCGGCGCCGCAGGGCTGAGGGCCGCGCACTATCGAAAGGAGATATTTCATGACGCTGATGCCGATATCGGACGCCGAACGGGAATACCGCCGGCGATGGGGTTGGACGGACAGTAATCCGGGCCCGGTTTCATTGCCGAAGCTGCTGTTCGAGGATGATCATGCGCGACGGCTGGAGGCGGAACGAGACGACGCGGCCGATCGTGAGGGTGACGCGGCGATCACCGGAGGAGCGGGGGCGGGCGATCTGATCGGCGATGCCGCCGGTGATCGCCTGGCAGATCATGGAGGCGGGCAGGATCGCCACTGGTTCTCCCCGCCCGCGATCGGTGACGATGGGGAGATCGTCGTCACGGGGCGCAAGCCGATCCCCGACAGCCAGAAATATGTTCTGGTTGGCGGGAAATATTATCCCAATCCCCACTATGATCCGCCGTTCGATATTTCGCTCGAACAGGCGATCGGGGGGCCTCCTCTAGCTGCCGGTGCGGCGGCCTTTCTCCCCGAAGCCACGGTCGTCATCGCCGGAGCGCTCAAGGCCGCCCGAGCGGTGAAATCTTCCAAGGCAGCGGATTTAGCTACTAAATATGTGAAGCAAGGGTTCAGTCGTAGCGATGCAGAGGAGCTTGCGAAGCCCTATTCGGGGATAGGGCATCATTTCATTCCGAAGCAGAGGCGCCTATTTCCCAAGATTTCGAAAATCCTCAATCCCAATAATAGGTGCCTTCCATCCTCGTTTATCGAGAGTCGTTTCAATGTTCTGAGGCCTAAGGGGATTTCCAAGGGAGAAATGTATGAACTGCACTACAAAGTTGACCCTAACTTCAAAGGAACAACTTTGCCTGGGGGAACTCGCTGGAGCGGTAGGGATATCGGTTTGAAAAAATATGAGCAGGCAGGGCGCCTGTGGTATGGCAGTCCAACGCCGCTCAAAGCCAGTGTAGGGGGTGTGTCAACTGTGGGAGGAGGTGCAGCTTATTTATATAAGCGAGATAAGGAGTGATATAATAGGTAATATTTCCTAAATAGTATCATCTTGTAGAGTTAATATAAGAATGGAAGGTCGTGAAGATCGAGAGGCGGAGGAGGGGTTTGATGGTATGGCAGGGCTTCGAATTCACTGCTGATTTCCCCGATGATGGCATAGAGCAAGGGGAGGGTGATGATTGGAGGGTGGTCCGTCCCAATGGGATGGCACTGGCTAACATCATCGCAGACCTGTTTAGGAAAGCTGGAATGGATGTTGGGATACTGGAGCCCGATATCGAACATTATTCCTGGAATATGCCTACGGAATATAAAGGGAGATATTATTGGGTTCAGCTATCAGATTTAGGTAAATCAAAGGTTGTTTTGACGGAGGGGAGCTCTCCCTTGTTTAAAAATCTCTTTAAAAGAAGAGATTTTTATGAAGATTTTCTGCAGGATGTGCGGAGATTATTGGATAGTCATCCAAAATTAGGACCCGTTAAATGGCACCATACGGACCGTCACGGCAATCCCCGACCTTTGAAATAGACTGGTACCTGGCGGCGGTTCGTCCCGTCGGGCTGGATTCGTTTTTTGGGAGAGCGAGGCCGGATTTGTAGGTTTCGTACATCTTTTACATGACAATGAACGGACGCGAATAAACGGTCTATTCCGATGGATGTCCAAATTCTTCCAAGCTTCGGAAGGCGATGCCAATGAAGAAATAGCGGATATCCTCGTCCGTTTCGTCGAGGGTACTAGTGATGATCCTTGAAAATCGCTCAATTAGCGAAGGATTGGATGACCTGGATCTAAATTAAGTATTCTGTCCCAGAATTTGACCAGGGAAGCGGGCGGGATCGCCACTGGTTCTCCCCGCCCGCGATCGGCGACGATGGGGAGATCGTCGTCACGGGGCGCAAGCCGATCCCCGACAGCCAGAAATATGTCCTGGTCGGCGGGAAATATTATCCCAATCCCAACTATGATCCGCCGTTCGATATTTCGCTCGAACAGGCGATCGCGGCACCGGCGTTAGTGGGGATGGCGGGCGCGCTTGCGCCCGGGGCGGCGGCGGCGGCTGTCCAGGCCTATAGGTTCGCGCGCTATGGCGGAGAGCTGAAGATCGGGCCTAATTTCAAGATTGCGCCTTTCGGCAATCGGACCAATAATCCCTATGGAAAATGGCCGCATTATCATCGACGTCCGGCCGAGCGGCTTCCAAATGGGCAAAGTCCGCCGGGGCAAGGAATAGGCCGGCATCGTCCTTGGGAACCAGCGGAGAAGTACGACAAATGGCCGTGGGATCGCTTCTGACAATGGATTGCATCGTTTCGAACGACGGCAGCCCCAGCGATGAAACCGCCTTGGGTGACGTCGATGTGTTTGACAGCATCGCCAGTGCCGAGGAATATTTCGAATATTGGATCAGTGAGGAGCCGGGGGTTCGTTTCTACGACGTGCGTGGTGAACGTTTGATAGCGATCGATCATGGTGACCATCGGTCCTTTCATCTCGAACGAACCGGGACATTTTTCAAAGAATTCGGAGACCTGATCGCACGGGAAGCGGCACGAAGGGGGACCATGGTTCCGGCGGGCTCCTCCACCGAGGATATTGTCCGCGCAATCTGTGTGGAAAAGCACGAACTCGAGCAAGAACGTGGCGGCTGCTTTGCATGGTTCCTGCCGCCGCGATCTTTCCGAGAGAAATACGGCTTCTGGAGCTGGTATCTGCCCTTTCTTCGTAAAGAGCCGACCGACATATAGTCTCCACCGGTAGTTCGCTTCCGAAGCAAGGTGCTTTTTGTCGTGGCGGCGTCCTTGCAATCGTCCACTTTTTTCTTCTGCTACCTTCTCGCTATCTGATGTCGGTGCCTACAAGGCGGTAATGACCGGCCCGCCTCTGTGTTGGCGACGGTCACGCCCGACATGGTGCGGGCGATGGTGATCGAGACGTTGCAGGACGCGCAGCAGACGGGGGCGCGGGGGCCGGAGGCGGCGGTGGGGCCGGCCGTGCAGGGAGGGCCGCCGCAGGGCTGACGGCCGCACCCTATCGAAAGGAGATGACCATGACGCTGATGCCGATGTCGAATGCTGAAGAGGAATATCGTCGGCGATGGGGTTGGACGGACGGCAATCCGGGGCCGGTTTCATTGCCGAAGCTGCTGTTCAAGGATGATCATGCGCGACGGCTGGAGGCGGAACGGGACGACGCGGCCAATCGTCAGGATGACGCGGCGATCACCGGAGGAGTGGGGGCGGGCGATCTGATCGGCGATGCCGCTGGTGATCGCCTGGCGGATCAGGGAAGCGGGCGGGATCGCCACTGGTTCTCCCCGCCCGCGATCGGCGACGGTGGGGAGATCGTCGTCACGGGGCGCAAGCTGATCCCCGATAGCCAGAAATATGTTCTGGTCGGCGGGAAATATCATCCCAATCCCAACTATGATCCGCCGTTCGATATTTCGCTCGAACAGGCGATCGCGGTACCGGCGTTGGTTGGAATGGCGGGTGCGCTTGCACCTGAAGCGGGAACTGCGCTGTTCGCTCGACGCACAGGCCTTCTTAATGCGAACGATTATCTCCGTCTTGGCATGGGGTGGAAACAAAAAGCAGGAAAAGAGGTATTCAGGATGTCCGTTGGCAATAAAGATTGGGAGCCCCTGAAAGGTTTTCTTCCATTTCCTTGGCACCTTCCGTGATTTCTCATATATCTCCTGAAAATGCAGGGGATGCATGATGGAGATATTCCGACGGATATCGAAATTCTTCCACGCTTCGGAAGGCGATACCAACGAAGAGATCGCGGATCTGTTGATCCGTTTTGTCGAAGATACCGGTGATGACCCCTGGGAGTTCGATGATTTTATATCCTGCTCTCAGCGACCCGAGATCATGGACTATCGCGACGAGATAGCGAGGATGTGCGAAACCCATCCTCCGACTGAACCCAATACATATTGCGATCGAGAGGGCATGGCGCGAATTCGCATGATCGCGGAAAAAATTCGAGCCTTATAAGACGGGAATGGATTGTCGTTCGAACAGGATGCCCTGGTAGGTCTTGTGCGGGATCGCGGCGATGCGAACCGCCGTCGCCATGATCGTGGGTGCCGGCATCGATCCAAACTGGGCCCAGCCTCCGTCCCCGTAACTATCCATCCACTTTTAGCCGAGCGCGGCGACAGGAGTTTCCACATGAACCACGAAGCGACGGCCTGTTTGGCCGGCGGCGGCGCGCGTCTTTTCGAGGCGGCACCGCCGAGTCCCCTGGCGGATGTCCATGATATTGGCGGCGACAAGGTGGGGCCCGCGAAGCGTGCCTTGTCAGAAACGTGCGAAGGAGGGAGGCGCTGATGTCCGGACCCAAACCCCTGCCGAAGATGCTGTTCGAAGAGGACTATGCGCGGCGGCTGGAGCAGGAGCGCGACGCTGCCGCTTTTGCGGAAGGGCGGGATGTGCCGGAGATCGTGGTGAACGGGCGCAGACCGTCAGGCGAGCCGGTGAAGAGCGGAAAGGGCTTCCTGGAGCGGATCGACGACTTGTTCGATACCAATTTGAGCGGGATGAATCCTCATCGCACGTCCGCGGCGAGGCAAGGCCCTTCCGATCAGGGGCCGGTCGACTGGAAGATGGCCCACTATGATCTGGGGCCTGCGCCGGGCCTGGCGGAAACCTATTCCTATGGCGGCAGGAGCTATCCCTCGTTCGAGGCGGCACAGGCCGCTCATCCGGACATGCCGCTGATCGGCAATCCGCCGGGCGCGGCGAGCGAATATGCGGCGCGGCGGGACAAGGCGTTTCTCGACAGCATCGGATCGGGCGCGCTGGGCCTTGGTCCGATGTCCTATGTGATGGGCGGTTCGCCTGAAACCATCCAGGCGAGTACGCAGTTCGACGAGGCGTTGGGTGGGTTGATGGCCGGAACTGCGATGCGCCCCTCGATACGACAGCGGTTCGAATCCTTCGTGGATAAGAGGCCAGTGGAAAGCTTCTTGCGCTATCGGTGGCCGCCACTTGCCAACCGGCTTTCCAGCAGCCGCGGAGATCTACCTGTCGGGCGAGGGGAATATGGGGTGCAGGACATCGCTACAGCTTCCAGAGAGCTGGGCCATGAAGTCGGCTATTTCAGAAATCGCGCAACACAGCAGCGCTATTTGCGCGATCTAGGGCCACAAATGGGTGAGGTGCCTTTCAATTCGCGCTTGATCCTTCACACACATCCGGGAGAGACTCATATTTCCGTAAAACCTAGCGATTCTGACAGAATTGCCCTTGATAATTTGGGGCAAAGATCTTCGGTGATAGTGAACGAGAGGGGTGACAAGGCCATTCGATATCACCGGAATCCACGAGACGATGGGCGTATCGGAGAATATCGCTATGGTACTTGGCGTTTTAAATAATGGGATCGGACTTATCGATCACAGGAGGCGACGAGATGGCGATAGAAACATACCAGGTCGCGGGGGCGAGGGGGCAACTCATCTTCCTGCAGATGTCGAGCCCCAGCCGGACCGATATCGTGGCCCGGGGCCTCGAGGCGATCGGAGCAAAGCGTGAAGGGTTCATATGCCTCGAGCTGGCGCGATCGGTTGGACGGGAGACCCTTGCGGAGGTCGTAGGGAAGGTCATCCACGCATTGGAAGCCGATGAATGCATCTATGCGGTGACATTTGCAGAAGATGGGACGCGCTTGTGCTTCATCGTCGAAAGTACCGAGAGATGCGGACATCGGCCAATTGCGACCAAGCGTGATATGGTAAAATGGTCCGTTGGGGGCGGATATAAAATTCGGTATGATATTTAGAATATCATGCGTTCAATTAGGTTGAGATACGTGCGCAGATAGATTTTTCATAAAAGAGGTGCGTCATGCCCGTTGAAATCTATCGCGTAACAATTCCTGCCAGATTCCAATGTATTTTCATCGTGGCTCAGAACCAGGAACGCCTTGCAGCTATCACTGCGACGCTTATCGGGCTGGGGGCGACCGTCGGCGACAAACAGTTTCTGGAAATCGACAAATCCGTCGATCCGGTATTGATCGAACGGGCGCTCGGCACGCTCGAAAAGGATGAGCGGATCTACTTTGTCGAACCCGAGAACAGATCGATCGGTATCGGTTTCGAGCAAGGCGATCGGGATCATCTGGTTGTCTCCGAAGGGCTTGGCCAAATATCCTGAAGATTGATGAGATAAATCGGGGATAATCCAACCCATCAATCACAGGAGGCGATGAGACGGCGGTGGAAATATGGATATCTACCTGTTCAGGTTCATTCGTCATGTCGTGGTTTCGACCGCTGGATTGTCATCGATCAAATGGTCGATTGGAACAAAGATAGTATATAATCAATAACGTCAATCGGGATCGCCGCTTCCGGCCATCCCTGATTGCATCCGCCTATTCCCGCCGAGCGGGGCAGCAGGAGCTTCCTACAATGAACTATGAAACGACGGCCGATCCGGCCGGCGGCGACGACACGCGTCCTTTCGGGGGCGTACCGTCGGAGGCCGGCGCGGAAGCTCATGATGTCGGTGGCGACAAGGCGGACCCGACGCAAAGCGCATCATCCGCAGCCAGTGGAAAAGGGGGGCTCTGATGTCCGGACCCAAATCCTTGCCGAAGATGCTGTTCGAAGAGGACTATGCGCGGCGATTGGAACAGGAGCGCGACGCTGCCGCTTTTGCGGAAGGGCGGGATGTGCCGGAGATCGTGGTGAACGGGCGCAGACCGTCAGGCGAGCCGGTGAAGAGCGGAAAGGGCTTCCTGGAGCGGATCGACGACTTGTTCGATACCAATTTGAGCGGGATGAATCCTCATCGCACGTCCGCGGCGAGGCAAGGCCCTTCCGATCAGGGGCCGGTCGACTGGAAGATGGCGCGCTATGATCTGGGGCCTGCGCCGGGCCTGGCGGAGACCTATTCCTATGGCGGCAGGAGCTATCCCTCGTTCGAGGCGGCACAGGCCGCTCATCCGGACATGCCGCTGATCGGCAATCCGCCAAGCGTGGCGAGCGAATATGCGGCGCGGCGGGACAAGGCGTTTCTCGACAGCATCGGATCGGGCGCGCTGGGCCTTGGTCCGATGTCCTATGTGATGGGCGGTTCGCCTGAAACCATCCAGGCGAGTACGCAGTTCGATGAGGCGTTGGGTGGCCTTGCGGCGGGAACTGGATTTCGGCCTGCTAGCCGAACAAGGCTTCCGCTACCGAATGCCGAGGCCCCGATGCGCGAGTTCAAGAAATGGCCTAGCAATAATGGTTTTCTTTATTCTCTCAAAGGAGAGATCCCTGTGAAATACCGGTTCGACCGATATGGGGACGAAGGAAGATTAGGTGATAAGGATGACGCGGGGAGATTTACGGCTCCCCTTGGTACGCCCTATGAACAACGTGCGGTCGGTCACCGGCCAGATGATCAGGCTTATCACGCGTATGAGAGTATGGTTGGATTGCCTGTCGAAGGGGGGCCTGCTGTACCATGGCTTGGTCAACCAGGAGGTGCTTGGCAGTTCAGGCATCCCGAGAATATGACAACGATGCTGGCAAACGGGAAGATTCGGCGCCTGCGCTAAAAAATATCTCCTATAAGTTACGGATTCCGCGCCAGATAGGCTTTAATGGCCTCCACTTTTCTAGTTTCCTTGAAATTATCTGGCTTTTCCATAAAAATATATAGACTATATACCATGGGCATTATTTCTGTAATCGCCAAGCGCATGGTCTCATTTTCTACGGTAATCTCAAAAATTACGAAATCAGTAGGGCTAGAGTCATCTGCTCTATGAGCAAGAGTTATGGTTTCACCGGTATATATACGATCGTACTGACGGAGAGGAACGTCGGCAATGGGATAATCTTGGTGTTCATAGCCGACATAGACATTTACCCATTCGCGATTGTCGGTCATGTTCATTCTCGATTATTGCACTGGCATTCTGATACGGCCCTGAAGAGAACAAAGCAAGTACTTAGGCGATTGGCCTAACAAGACCTTCCCGCCAAGCGGGACAGCAGGAGCTTCCTATAATGAACTACGAAACGACGGCCAATCCGGCCGGCGGCGACGACACGCGTCCTTTCGGGGGCGCACCGTCGGAGGCCGGCGCGGAAGCCTATGACGTGGACGACGGCATGACCGAACCGCCCGGCGACGGGGAAGGGGAGGCGTATGATCCGTTTTCCGGTCGCGACGATGATGATGATGGTAGCGGCGACAGCGACGGCGACGGCGACGCGGGAAGGGGCGAGGCGGTCGATGTCGAATATGAGGGGCAGCTCTACCAGGTGCCCCGGCCGCTGAAGGAGGCGCTGCTCCGGCAGGCCGACTATACGCGCAAGACGATGGAACTGGCAGACCAGCGCCGGGCGCTCGCGGCCGACAAGGCCGGGATCGAGCAGACCCAGGCGATGACAGTCGACGAGTTCCAGGCGATGGCGCGACTGCAGGCCGTCGATGCGGAACTGCAGGACCTCGCCCGGCATGACTGGACGCAGCTCGACCCGCGCCATCCGGACGCGGCCGGGCTGCGCGCCGCCGTCGGTCGGCTCGTTCAGGAGCAGCAGGCGCTGCACGGCCGCCTGACCGAGCATCATCATCACAAGGCCGCCCGCGAACAGCAGGAGATCGCCAGGACGCGGGCCGACACCGACCATGCAATGGCGCGCGAAATCCGCGACTGGTCGCCCGAGCGGCGACAGGCCCTGGAGAATTTCGCGATCGCCCTGGGGATTCCCGACGAGCTTCTCGGCCATGCCTCGGCCGCCGAGATGCGGATCCTGAACCTCGCCTATGCGGGCGCCCAGCAACTGGAGCGGCAGCGCGCCGCCAACCGGGGCGCCTATCGACCCGCGGCCGAGATCGGCGCCGGCGCCGGCAGCGGCCCTTCCGACCCATCGCGCATGACCATGGCCCAATATCGGGCGTGGCGCGCAAAGCAGAAATAAGGATCTGATTTCATGGCTAATTCGCTTCTGACCATCGACGTCATCGCCAAGGAGGCGCTGAGCGTCCTCGAAAATGAGCTCGTCGCCGCGAAGGCGGTGCATCGCGGGCTCGAATCCGAGTTCGGCAACGCCAAGAACGGCTATTCGAGCGGCGCCACCGTCACCATCAAGCGGCCCACCGACTTCACCGTGCGCTCGGGCGCCAACGCCTCGGTCCAGGACGTGATCGAGGGATCGACCACGATCACGGTCGACCAGCAGAAGGGCGTCGACTTCGCCTTCACCTCGGCCGAACTGACGCTCAGCATCAAGGACCTGTCGGAGCGGGTGATCAAGCCGGCGATGGTGCAGCTGGCCAACAAGATCGACAGCGACGTGCTGTCGCTGGCCGCCAAGGTGCCCAACTGGGTGGGCACGCCCGGCCAGATCGTCAACAGCTTCCAGGACTTCGCGCCGGCGCCGCAGCGGCTGGACGAGCAGGGGGTGATGTCCGACGGGCGCACCGCGATCCTCTCGCCCGCCGACCAGTGGGGGATGCTGGGTTCGCAGACCAACCTCTACATCCAGGGCGCGGCGAGCGACGCCTATCGCAAGGGGGACCTGGGGACGATCGGCGGGATCGACACCCGGATGTCGCAGAACGTCCAGTCGATCACGACCGGGTCGCGCGCCGGCTCGATCCTGATCGACCTGAGCATCACCGGCTCGACGATCGACTATGCGACCGTCAAGGACACGATGATCCAGACCATCCACATGGACAGCTTCACGAACGCGACCGACACGGTGAAGGCGGGCGAGGTGTTCACGATCGCCGGCGTCTATGCGGTCAACCCGGTGACCAAGGCGCGGCTGCCCTGGCTCAAGCAGTTCACCGTCGTCGCCGACGCGACCTGCGCGTCGAACGAGACCGACGTGGTGATCTATCCGGCGATGATCTGGACCGGCGCGTTCCAGAATGTCTCGGTCGTGGGGGTGACCGACCTCAACAACCAGGCGGTGACGTTCCTGGGCTCGGCAGCGACCACCTATGCGCAGAACCTGGTGTTCCACAAGAACGCCTTCGCGCTGGCGATCGTGCCGATGGTATCGCCGCCGGGCGCCAAGGACGTGGCGCGCCAGAGCTATAGCGGTACGAGCGTGCGATTGATCCCTTTCTACAACGGATCGAACGACGTCAGCACGATGCGCCTCGACGTGCTCTACGGCTTCAAGGCGCTCGATCCGCGCCTTGCGACCCGGATCAGCGGCACCGCCTGATCCCTCCATGGGCCCCGGCTACGGCCGGGGCCTTCCCTTTCCAAGGAGCCTGACATGACGGGTGGCAGGAAAATCACCAGTGCAGATACGAAAACGATTCCGAGCTTCGTGCTTCCGGAAGACAGAGCGCGAAACGAGGATCTGCGCCAGTTGGTCGCGGCCGTCTATGGGGCAAAGCCGTCTGCCCTGACAGATTCTTTGGGCGATCCTGTGATGAAGCGAGCGAAGGTCTTCAACCGCGCTGGGTTGGTAGGAACGCCGACTTCCTCCATCGGGTCGCAGGATGGGATTTCGACCTATGACCCATCATGGGGCGAGCGTATCGGTGACGCGGCGGGCCGTTTGGCGATGCGTCTCGGCGCCGACCGCCATGGTTACCAGAACGCCTCGCGCAAGGTCCGCGATATCGTTGATTTCGTTCCCGGCGTCGGTGACGCCGTGATGGGCGACGAGGTTATCCGCTCTGCTCGCCGTGGCGACTATGTCGATGCGGCGATCGGCACGGTGGCTCTGGCTGCGGGCCTGGCGCCGTTGGCTGGCGATATGATTTCAAAGGCGTTGCGGTTCTCAAGAAATCCTGCTCGAGCGGCCGTGCCCGAGATGAAAATACTGGCCGACAAGACTCTCAGTATATATGATCCGCCGGTTAAGAAGCCGCGCGATTTCGCGCTCGATTATCCGAAAGGAGCAGGCGCTGATGTCACCGGACGACTCCGATATACCATTGAGGGTGAGCCGCTCGGCCAAGGCCAGGTCGCGGGCCGACAGAAAATTGGCGCGGCAGACAAACCTATCGGACATGAAGGAATTTTGTCCCTTGGAACACGCCTTACAAGAGAAGGCGTTAGCCGAGTTCCGACAGAAGCTCTTGGAGGCGGATCAGGAATTACTGAAATCGAGAAATATTCTCGTGCGCCGTACGCTATCAAGATTAGTGATTCCCTCTCGAAAAAAGAAGAAAAGCGAGTCCTCGGACATGAAGTGGGACATGTGATTCATACGGTCGCCGGCGAGTTTCCAGTGGATGGGCTGGGCGACGAGTTGGGTCACATTTTCAGCACTCTCGCCACGGGGCGGGAAAATGCTTCCGTTCTTACGACTCCACGTAATTTCGGCTATCCAGAAGATGAATGGGCAGACGAATATATGGCGGAAGCTATTCGCGCCTATATGACGAATCCAAACTATATGAAGACCGTCGCGCCCAAGACGGCTGCTCGTATCCGTCAACATGTAAACTCGCATCCCAAGTTGAAAGATGTAATCCAGTTCAACTCGCTTGCCGGACCAGCGCTTGGGGCGGGCTTGCTGGGCTATGGAGCATTGGAAACGGATCAGGCCGAGGCGAAGCCGATGTGGCGAGGGCTTGTCCCCGAAAAGGCAGGCCAGGCTCTGAGCGAGAATGATATCGGCGATAGCGACGCCCCTTCTGATCCAACTTAGAGGCCGTTTCGAAAGGGGTTGAGCGGCCGAGGTTCATGTGATTCCGGGAGTTTGCAGACATCTCGGAGACAGGCATGTGGACCCCGGCCACCCGCGCGCAGCATACGCGCGTGGCGAAGCGATACCAGACGGATTTGAGTGATGCGGAGTGGCGATTGATCGCCGCATTTCTGCCCGAGGCACGTTCGACCGGGCGACGGCGGGAATGGCCGATGCGCGAGATCGTGAACGCCATATTCTATGTGCTGCGCGGCGGGATCGCCTGGCGACTGTTGCCGAAAGACTTTCCTCCGTGGCAGACAGTCTACCGCTGGTTTGCCCTGTTGCGCGACGAAGCAGTGTTCGAGCGAATGAACCATGCTCTGGTGATGACCGACCGCGAACGGACGGGGCGCGAGGCCAGCCCGAGCGCGGCCATTATCGACAGTCAGAGCGTCAAGACCACGGAAAGCGGCGGCCCACGGGGCTATGACGCCGGCAAGAAGATCAAGGGGCGCAAGCGACATGCCCTGGTCGATACCGATGGCAGGGCGCTGCTGGTCGAACCTCACACCGCCGATGTCCAGGATCGTGATGGCGGTGGTGCAGTGCTGCAAATATCACGCGGCCTGTTCCCGTTCATCGAGAAGGTCTGGGCCGATGGCGGCTACAACCATGAGCGCGTCACGCAGGCTACCAGCATCACCGTTGAAATCGTCAGCAAAATCACCGGGCAGACCGGCTTCGTCGTCCTGCCAAGGCGCTGGGTCGTTGAACGCTTCTTCGCATGGATCAACCGAAATCGCCGTCTCGCCAAGGACGTCGAGGCAACCCTCAAGTCCGCCGCAGCATTCCTCTACGCCGCCGCTGCCATGCTCATGATCCGCAGACTGGCGCGATCAGCGTGAGTTTCGAAACCGACTCTCATATGACCATGCAACAATATCGGGCGTGGCGCGCAAAGCATAGATAAATACGCGGATTAGCGCGTTGGATTGAGGTGCTTTGAACAGGGGGAGCGGAAAGGCTGAAAATCTGCGTCGCATATGATTTGGTTTAAATAAGGGGTGATTATGAAACGCTATCTGCCTTCCAGGATAACGTTATGCATATCATTTGTCATGGCCATGATATTTTTATCTATAATATTGTATATGGCTTTTGATCATAATCCACAGGGGGAGTTCTATCAAGATTACGGTGGTGGAGTGCAGTGGGAGGCGGTTATAAGATTGGGGTTGAGTAGTTTTCTTATAGCATTTCTATTTATTTTCCTGATAGCCTATATGATGGAAATGCTGTGGAAAGCTGATGAACATTTATTGAAAGATGGGGAGCGCCGCAAAGAAGAGCGTAATATCGGAAAAGACGAGTAGCCCTTTGATGGCATTGACTGTCGTGCCATTGGCGCAGATCGCTGGCGCTGGACCAAATAACGGTTTCTTCCGATAACCTCGCTACCGCAAGCGCCAGCCGTGACGCGCGAAAGGCGCAGCGACACGAGCGCACGCTGATCCCCATATGCCCTGGAATGAAGCGAACCATGTCGGTGCGACGTGTCTCGGCCTGTTCCCGAACAGGCCGGCCTGACTTTTCGACATCCTCCTCCCCATTCCTCGATCGCGTGCAAGGCAAGCGTTCGGGATGACGTCAGCCAAAGGCTGGAGCAGCTCCTATATATGCCGGCATCTTCGCCAGAGGCGGCGATGTTCGAGCATGTGACTTCCCGTCCTCGCGAGATGACGGCGACTTTCAACGGTCCGCTACGGCTTCGACAAGGCGCGCGATCCCCGCCTTGCGACCCGGATCGGCGGCACCACCCGATCCTTCCCATCCTCATCTCATCCGGGGCCGGTCTGGTGATCGGCCCTTTTTTCATGGAGGCCCGCATGGCACTCAGCACTTATTCCGAGCTGGTCGCAAGTCTTGCGGCCTGGCTCGACGGTTCGGATCTCGGCGGACGCGAGCGGGATTTCATCACGCTCTGCGAGGACGAGATCAATGCACGCCTCGCCGCCGCGGTGGGGCAGGGCGCCGTCATCCGTCCGATGATGGTCGTCGACCCGCTCACCATCGACGCCGAACTGGTCGACCTGCCCGACGGCGATACGGTCAAGCCGATCTCGATCGAGCTGTCGGGGCTCGATCGCCCCTGGTCGCTCGACTATGTTTCACCCGAACGCCTCGTCGGCCTCCGGTTCGGCGAAGCCGAGCAGCGATCGGCGATGCGGGCCGTGATCGACGGCGATCCGCCGCGCTTCTACACGGTCATCGGCGACCAGTTGCGTTTCCATCCGGCGCCCGAGGGCAGCTTTGGCGCCACGATCGCGCGCTTCGTGAAGATCCCGGCGCTGTCCGATGCGATGCCAACCAATTGGGTGCTGGCCAGCCATCGCAACGCCTATCTCTACGGTTCGCTGGCGCAGGCCGAGATGTTCGGGTGGAATGACAGCGGCACGGCGAACTGGGCGGAACTGTTCGGCAACGCGATGGATGGCCTGATCGCGCGCTATCCGGTGCAGAGCAACCAGGCGCCGCTGACCGCCGACCTGACCGCCTTCGGGCGCGGCGGCGGCCTGTCTTATGCCGGCTTCATCGGCGGGGCGTTCTGATGTCGGTGATCTTCGGCGAGTATAAGCCCGATCAGCCCGCCCATCTTCAGGACGGGCTGCTGATGGCCGACGGCGTGCAGGCGATCGCGAACGGCTATGCGCCGATCGGCCAGTTCGCCGCGGCCGAGAACGGGACTCTCGGCGCGCCATGCGTCGGGGCCGGCGCCTATCGCGCGGCCGGCGACGTGTTCATCTTCGCGGCGACGGCCGGCAAGATCCGGCGCTACCAGGCCCCGGGCTTCACCGACATCAAGACGGGCCTGTCGTCGACCGCCGAGATCGGCGTGCGCTTCTGTCCCTATAACGACCTGATGCTGATGACCAACGGCGTGGACGACATCCAGAAGTTCGATCCCGCGACGCCATCGGCGACCTCCGCCCTTGATGCCTCCGCGCCGACCGCGCGCTTCATGGCGGTCGTCCGCGGCTTCGTCGTGGCCGGATATACCGACGGCGATCCGCTGCGCATCGCCTGGTCGGACAATGGCGACCCCGCCACCTGGACCGCGGGCACCGGCGAAGCGGGGTTCCAGATCCTGCCGTCGGGCGGCGACGTCACCGGCGTGGTGGGTGGCGAATATGGGCTGATCTTCCAGGAGAACCGGATCGTCCGCATGAGCTACACCGCCGATGACGCGGTCTGGCAGTTCGACGAGATCGCCACCGATGTCGGGTGCATCGCGCCCTGGTCGCTCGCCACTTATGGGAAGCTGACCTTCTTCCTGTCGAACAAGGGGCTGATGGCCTGCGACGGCGTGTCGGTCTCCGCAATCGGATCGGAGAAGGTCGATCGCACCTTTCTCCATATGGTCGACCGCTCCTATCTGTCGGCGATCAGCGCCGTGGTCGATCCGCGCAATTCGCTCTACATGCTGTCGGTCCCCAGCGCGAGCCCGGCCAACCAGGTCCTGCTGTACAATTTCGCGCTGCAGCGTTTCACCACCGCGCCGATCACGTCCCAACGGATGTTTCCGAGCCTCGCGCTCGGCATGACGCTGGAGGACATGGACGCGGTCTATGGCGATCTCGACGCCGTTGCGCTGTCGCTGGACTCGGCGCTGTTCCGCGGCGGCTATCCGCTGGTGATGCTGTTCGACGGCAACGGCATGCTGGGAACGCTGAGCGGCGACAATATGGCGGCGACGCTGGTGGACGGGATGCGGGAGTGGTTTCCGGGCCGCCGGGCACGGATCACCGGCGTCCGGCCGTTCACCGATGCGACGACCGCGACGGTTTCGATCCTCGGCCAGAACAGCCTGGGCGACATGCCGACCGAGACCGCCTTCACCGCTCGTAGCGGCGGCGGCTTCTACCGGATGCGGCAGAGCTGGAACCTCAGCCAGGTCAAGCTGGCGATTCCGGCCGGCGCGCCATGGTCCTTCGTCCAGGGCTATGACCTCGAAGCCGTCGCGGGGGCGCGGGCATGACGATCCAGATCAAGGAAGAAGAACGGTCCCAGCGCGAATGGAATCGCAAGGCGAAGGACGTCATCAACATGCTCACGCGCCGGCTGCTCGGCGCCGGAACGACGGCGCAGCGGCCGGGTACTCCGACCGATGGGCAGATGTTCTACGATCGCACGCTGAAGAAGCCGATCTGGTGGAACACGGCCGATGCCCAGTGGAAGGATGCCGCGGGAACCGGCGTATGATGCACGACTTCCTCCAATGGCTCCCCGCCTTCGCCGAGGTGATGGACCGGCGATATTACACGCCCGCCTGGCTCGCCGGGGAGGTGTGGTCGGGACGGGCCCGGTTCTGGTCGACCGAACGGGCGGCGCTCGTCGCCGAGATCAAGGCTTATCCGACCGGCGCGCGCGACCTGCATTTCCTTGTCGCGGCGGGCGATCTCGACGCGCTGATCGAGACGCTTCGGCCCGAGGCAGAGGCATGGGGACGATCAACGGGATGTGTCGCGGCCCTGGTGGAAAGCCGGGCGGGGTGGGCGAGGGCGCTCGCTCCCCATGGCTATGAACTGCATCAAACCACTATTCGTAAGGAGCTGTAATCATGGGTATTTCTAGTGGCTCAAAGAGCAAGAGCGGACCGGCGAAATACACGGAGCCGTATATTCGGCAAGGGCTTTACGATGTTCAGAGTGCCTACAATCAGCAGCAGCCGCGACTTAATGCGCTGGGCGACGTTGCTTCCGATGCTTTCATGCGTAACGCGGGGGCCGCATATTCGACAAACCCATATGTTTCGAATGCTCAAGCCGCCGCTCGTACGATCTCGAATGGCTATTTCCTTGATCAGAACTCCGGTCAGGCAACTTACAACCGTTTGCAGGGTGTGCAGAGCGATCCGTCTTTGGGAGTGTTCCAAAACATCGCCAACGGCGCTGGCAATAACCCGGCTACGCATTATGCATCGAACGTTGCCGGCGGCGGCTTTCTCAATAATCAGCCATCCGCCAGCCTTTATTCGACGGTCATGGGTGACGATTACCTGAAAGGTAATCCTTATCTCGATAGTATCGTTGCCCAGACCAACGCAGACGTATCGAAGCAGGCGAACCGGATGTTTGGCGCGCGCGGCATGGGGACGGGTATTGGATCAGCCTTTGCTGATGTATTATCAAAGAATCTTGCAAATAACGAGAGTCAGCTTCGCTATCAGAACTTCAATGACAGTGCGAATCGCCAACTTCAAGCGGCAGGACAGTCAGATAATATATGGAATAGCGAACGTGCACGGATGGATGCAGCGACCGGTCTGCTGTCCTCAGACTACAATGCTGATCAGGGGCGTCGTCTGGCCGCAGCGCAGGCGCTCGGCAATCAGTTTGGACAGCAGCAGGATCGTACTCTAGAGGCCGCCAAGGCTGGCGATGCGGCACGTTCGGAGCAGATTGCGCAGATGCTCCAGGCGCTCAGTCTAACCGACCAACTCAGCAACGCTCAATATGCTGGATATGGTCCAACCACGGATTTGCTGAAGGCCGGCGCAGCGATTCCGCTTATGGGTATGGATAGTTATCAGCAGGCTCTTGCCAACCTTACGAATGCGACCAACAGCAGTACGTCCAAGGGGCCGGGTATTGCTTATAACGTATGGAGTAATGCGGCTTCGTCGCTCTCGGATCGGCGAACGAAAACAAACATCGAGAAAGTAGGCGAACTAGACGATGGCCTGGGCATCTATGATTTCGACTATGTCGACCTCGACCATGGCGCGGGCCGGCAGCGCGGCGTGATGGCTGATGAAGTCGCGATTCTGCGGCCTTGGGCGCTTGGTCCGCGCACCGCTGACGGGTTCGCGACCGTCGATTATAAAAAGCTATGATGAGTTCAAGCAGAGATGAGCGGCTAGTCGCATAGCCAATTTTACCATCTGTTTTTTTGGGGTCGCCGTTTACCGGCGGCCCTTTTCTTTTTGGGATGATGGCAATGGCCAAGAACAGCGTCAACGACTGGGACACGGTTCCAGCGAACAACACCGAAATTGCGGGCATCAATCTTGCGGAGGGCTGCCCCGCCGCCGGTATCAACAACGCCATCCGGGAGGTGATGGCGCAGTTGAAAACCTATTTCGGGACATTGCTCGCGCCTTATCTTCCGCTGAGTGGCGGGGCGATGACGGGGGCGCTTACCGACATGGGCGCGGGGTCGACGATCAAGGATCCTGGCGGGACGGCGCGGAAGATCGGATATCGCAATATCCCGTCGGTTGCGAAGACCAGTGCCTATGTGCTCGCCCTGAACGACGTCGGCGAATGCATCGATATCACGACCGGGGGCGTCACGGTGCCGGCGAACGCGGCGGTGGCTTTCGGGATCGGCGATGCGATCTCGATCTACAACAACAGCGCGTCGAGCCAGACGATCACCGCGGCCGCGGGAGTGACGCTGAGGTTGGCCGGTACGGCGACCAGCGGCAGCCGTACGCTGGGGCAGCGCGGATGGATGACGCTGCGCAAGGTCTCGGTCGACGAGTGGGTCTCGTCGGGATCGGGGTTGTCCTGATGTCGGGCATCCTGCAGGCGGCATCCGCGACCGTGGCAGCCCCGACCAGCCCTCCGCCGCCGCCGCCGCCTCCCTCGTTCGATTCCAATGTAAGTTGGCCCGGCCAAATTTCGACCGTGAGCAGCGCCTCCGGCACGGCGAGCGGGCCAGGAAGCAACCCGATCGGCGGCAGGCCGCCCTACATCTATTCGTGGACCAAGACCGGATCGAGCAAGATCAGCCTGTCAAGCCTGACAGCCCAGAATCCCATGCTCATCTGGTCGGGCTTGATCGTCGGCGATTACGTCACTGGCTCCTTTGACCTCGTCGTGCGGGATGCCGACGGCCTGAAGACCAGCTTGGGCAGTGCCACCTACGACATCACGAGAACGAGCTGATGAGCTGGGACACCGTGGAGGCCGGCGGATGGGTCGGCGGCGCGCTGGCGTTGCTGACGCTTCTGGGCGGTGGCGTGAAATGGCTGTTCGGACGGAGCGATCATGCCCGGCAGACCCGGGAGGATAAGCTCCGAACCTGGCGGGATGAGCTCGAAGCGAAGGAAAAGCGCATCGATGAAGGCCGCACGGCTTATGTCGAGCGGCTCGAAATGAGGCTCGGACTGCTCGAGGCGAAGGACGAGGCTCGCGATACTCAGATGGCGGCGTTGCGGATTTCGTTCGAGTTGGTGTCGAGCGCGCTCAGGCATATCGATCCGACGAACAGCGCGCTCGGACTGGCGGACGACCTGCTCCGCACCGCGTTCCCGAATCCGACGACACCGCCTTCCGACATGGTCGAACAGTTCGTCGAGATCGCGAAAGCGGGAGGAGAAATGTCATGACGACACCGGCATATATGGACCCGGCGAAGATCGAGTATCTTACGATCCACTGCGCTGCGACACCGCGTGGGCGTGACGTGAAGGCTGCAACGATCAGTCAATGGGATGTCCGGAAGTTCGGACAGATATCCTACCACCACGTGGTCGAGATCGACGGAAACAGGGTGCGGACCTTGCGGGACGATCAGCGCGGCGCGCATGTCGGGGGCGCCAACACCGGCAATATCGGCATCTGCTATGTCGGCGGGGTCGAGGCGAACAACAGGCCGGCCGACACGCGGACGGATGCTCAGAAGATGGCGTTGCTGACGCTGATCCGAACTTATAGGGCGCGCTATCCCGGCATCATCATTCGCGGGCATCGTGACTGGCCGGGCGTGGCGAAAGCTTGTCCGAGTTTCGATGTCGCCGCCTGGCTGAAGGAGGTCGGCGAATGAGCGCCTATCTCAAGCGGCGACTTGGCGAGCGAACCACATGGGCTGCGATCGGCCTCGCCGTCACGGGGGCCGCGGCGCTGCTTTCCCCATATAGCTGGATCGTCATCGCGGTCGGCGTGATCGGCGTTCTGGTGCCGTCGCCGGGCGGCAAGGATGCCGACGCATGATCCCGTGGGGGCCGATCTTCAAGATCGGCGTACCGATCGCCCTGCTGATCGGTCTTTGGTTGGGCGCGCGCCATGTCATCGCGAATATCCGGGCCGACGAGCGCGAGACGGTCACGGCGGAATTCGCTGACACCCAGCAGAAGCGGGAAATCGCCGATCTCCGGCAGGCGCTCGCTACGGAGCGCCGGCAGAACGACATCACCGAGGAAGCCAATGCGAAACAATCCGCAGATCTGGCGAGTGCCAATAGTCGTCTCGCTGCTTATGTTGCCCGCCTGCGCGCATCAGGTGGCGGTGTCGGGCAAGGAGCGGATTTGCCCCGCGTTCCCGACGCTGCCGGCGTCGCTGGCGGCGCCGATCGACTATCCCTCCTGGATGCAGACCTCCGAAAATGCACCGCGATAGCCGTGCGCCTGGGGAACGCCAAGGATTGGGCCGAGAAACAGAAAGAGGTTGAAAGATGATCCCTGATTTCCATTCCCGTCCGTTCGCGCGGTTGCGCAAGCCGGAGCTTCGCCTTGGGCTGGGGCTTGGAGTATTGGCTGGTGGTTCGAATAGTGGGCCTGCAGTGACGTTTGATTTCCTAGCCGAAAGCACCTTTGATAGCCGCATAGCCTTCACGCGAGGTTCGGCGGCGACGCGTGTCAATGCTGCGGGAATAATCGAGGTAGTCGGTAATAATGTACCGCGCTTCGATTATGATCCGGTCACGCTCGAAATGCGAGGTTTGCTGATCGAGGAGCCGCGGACGAACTATCTTATCCAGAGCGAATTTGCGACAGGCCTGCCGGCGTCCAGGGGCGGGCTGGTCAGCACTACGACTTTCTCAGGTTTGATCGGAGCGACGGGTATCGCCTTTGGTTACGATGGCACCGCGTCGTCATATTTCTATGTAACGAACTATGCAGTCCCGGCGAACAGTTTGCGTGTGATCAGCGTGTTTGTTCGGATGGATGATGGCGGCGCTCCCGTTTTCGGGAATAATGCCGGCCAGCATCCTGATAACGATTTCACATTGAATCTCGGGGGAACGGTGCTTGCCCCGACGATCGCGAACAGCGGGAAAGTGGAGAACTATGGAGGGGGTCTTTATCGCGTCAGCCTGGCGATCAGTACCAGTGCCTCTCCTAGCTCGAATTGCGGGGTGGTCAAATATACTGCCAACAGCGTTCGGACTTTCAAGGTCAGCGGGATCATGGTCGAGGCCGGGACGGATGTCACTTCATACATCCCAACAACCACGGCGCAGGTGACCCGGGCAGCTGATGTAGCGGTCGTTTCGGGGACGAGCTTCGCGGGTTGGTATAATCAGGCGGCGGGATCGGTCATCGTCGCCTTCGATCGCAATCCGGCCATTGACGGTACGGATCGGGGTGCCATCAGCTTGGACGTTGGCTCGGCAAGCAGCCGGATGGTCCTGTATAGCTCGACGGTGGGTCGAATGCTCGGAGCGTCGAGTGGCACCACCATCTTCTCCTTTATCAATCTGGGCTCGATGATCGCGGGAACGCGATATTCGATGGCGCTGGCCTATGCGCTCGACGACTTTGCCGCATGCATGAGCGGTGGTACGCTCTCCACGGATAGCAGCGGAATGCCGCCAACGGCCAGCCAGATGACGATTGGCGGAGGGCCAGGTACGTCGGCCCTTAACGGCCATATCCGTTCCGTCACTTATTATAATCGTCGCCTTCCCAACGCTGATCTTCAGAGGCTTACCGCATGATCGATCTCTATCTGCGCGCTGGCGACCAGGCCACGATGGATGCGGCTCTGCTCGCCGCCGGCCTGATCGCCGAGGATGGTGAACCGGTCCTCGGCGTCTGCCTCGACCGTATCGGCTCCTATACGATCGTTACCGGCTTTGATGGCGGAATCCCGATTGTCGAAGAGCGCCCGGAATATCACGCCAATGTGCGTGTTCTGAGCGATCTCGATCAGTTGGATGCCGTCGCCGATATCATGATCCCGCCGCCGGAGACACCGTTTCGGGTTTGGATGGCTCCCTCTCTCACCATATAGCCCATAAGTCTCCTGGTTGCCGCACGGGCTGCAGGTGCACATCGATCCAGATCACCGGGTGATCGACAGGAACGGCTGGTGTTTGCCGAACGGCTAATATGGCCGGATGCTTTGCCCTTGCGATCTGATCAGAAGCCTGTAAGCCGGCGCTCCCGGAACTTGGGCGGTTAGCTCAGTTGGTAGAGCATCTCGTTTACACCGAGAGGGTCGGCGGTTCGAGCCCGTCACCGCCCACCATTCCTTAGAGAGAACTCATGGCGTCGGGCGTGCGGGCCGATCAGTTGCTGGTGGATCGCGGGCTGGTGGAAAGCCGGTCGCGGGCGCAGGCGTTGATCCTGGCGGGGCTCGTCTTTTCCGGTGAGCGCAAGATCGAGAAGGCCGGTCAGCCAATCAAGCCCGATGCAGCGATCGAGGTGCGCGGGCGCGACCATCCGTGGGTTTCGCGAGGCGGGATCAAGCTGGCGCATGGACTTGAGCATTTCGGCTGGAGCGTCGAAGGGGCCGTCGCGATCGACGTCGGCAGTTCGACCGGCGGGTTCACCGACGTGCTGCTGAATGGCGGTGCCCGGCGGGTCTATGCGGTGGATTCGGGCACCAACCAGCTTGCCTGGAAGCTGCGCAACGATCCGCGTGTAGTCGTCCACGAACAGACCAACGCGCGTTTCCTGACGAGCGAGCATGTTCCCGAACCGGTCGACGTCATCGTATGCGATGCGAGTTTCATCTCGCTGGCCAAGGTGTTGGCGGCGCCTCTGGGTTTTGCACGGCCGGGCGCGCATCTGGTCGCGCTGATCAAGCCGCAGTTCGAAGCGGGACGGGAGGAGGTCGGCAAGGGCGGGGTGGTGCGGGATCCGGCCGTGCATGAACGCGTCTGCGCCCAGGTCGCCGCCTGGATCGAGGGGCAGGGTTGGCAGGTTGCCGGCGTGACCGCCAGTCCGATCACGGGACCGGAAGGTAATGTCGAATTCCTGATTGGAGCGGTCCGGCAGGACGGCGGGCAGGGGGAGCGCTGA